TAATGGATTTAGATGGGCAGATTAAGTTAGGACATCTACTACTTCAAGATAGAACTTGTAAAAAATGCGGTGAAACAAAAAACTTAGTTGATTGTTTTTACAGGACAAGAAAGGATAGAGGAGCAGTAGCATCATCATATTCTTATGAGTGTAAAGAATGCACTATCAAAAGAATTATGAATAGTAAAAAATCAAGCAATACTTGGGAATACCCGGATTGGTAGTTCGCGTCGTGTTTCCCCTGTGAAAAGTACCCTTTTGATAAATATTTTCAGATAAACTGAGATCACGGAGAAACAAACATGGCGACTCCTCAATTATCTCCTGGAGTACTGGTAAGGGAGGTTGACCTAACAGTAGGAAGAGCTGATAATGTTTTAGATAACATTGGTGGCATTGCGGCACCATTTGAAATTGGACCTGTAGAAGAGGTAACTAATATCCCTACAGAGCAAAGACTTCTGTCTGTATTCGGAGAACCAAAGGAAGCAGATAGTCACTATGAGTATTGGATGAGTGCATCGTCCTACCTCTCATATGGTGGTGTTCTTAAGGTAGTAAGAGCAGACGATGACGATCTGAAGAACTCGAATGCAGGTGTAGGAATTGCAAATACAACTACACTGAAAATCAAGAACTACGACGACTACGGTAACAACTACGAGTCAGCAACTGACTTCTACTATGCTGCTAAGAATCCAGGTTCTTGGGCAGATGGACTGAAGGTTTGCTACATCGACGACCTTGCAGACCAGACACTTGGAGTTTCGACAAACAGCGCAGGTGCAAACCTTGGACTTGCTGGTTTAGGTGCTACAGTTGGAATGGGTGTTACTGCAGCAATTTCTGGAGTTCTTCCAAATGCATCGACTGGTGGCACATCCTCTTTCACTGGATATCTGAAAGCAATTGTCACCGGAGTAAGCACAGCAACATCTGGAACCGCAAGTTCTATTGATGTAAAGATTGTTTCGAGAGTAGACTCCGCAGGAACAGAAACAAGAATTGATTATGCAGAGGGAGATGGATTCTCATCCTTCGATACTGCTGATACATTATTCTTCACATCTAATGCAGGAAATGTAACTACAGGACAAGCAGTAGCAACCGCAGTTGACTGGTATGATCAGCAGACTTTAGGTCTTACAAATTCCACAGTATACTGGAAGACTCTTGCTCCAAAACCAGGAACAAGTGTTTATGCTGATGAAAGACAAGGACATGGTGATGAACTTCACATCGCTGTTGTTGATGACAATGGAGATTTAACCGGAGTCAAAGGTAATATCCTTGAGAAGCACACTGGTCTTTCCAAAGCAACAGATGCTGTATCTGCTGTTAATGCTCCACAAAAGATTTACTATAAAGATTATATTAGAGATTTATCTACCAACCTTTACGCTGGTAAAAATCCTCTCGCTGCTATTGATGCTCATCATGGAACTGCCCCAACGGCAACTGGATTTACTGCCTATACTGGAGTAAAATCAGCATCCTTTACCGCAGAAGGTGGCGCTGCAAACCAAGGTGGAGTTGCACAAGATAAGCAATTCCTTTCTATCGGTAATAAGACTTATACCTTCGCAGGTGGTAATGATTACCAGAGCACTGGTGGAGATGGTTACAAGGCAGACCTTGGAAAACTTATTTCCGCATACGGACTCTTTAGTAATAAGGATGAAACCGAAGTTGACTTCTTAATCATGGGACCTGGTTGTGATACTGAAGCACAATCTCAAGCAAAAGCAAACTATCTTATCTCTCTCGCAGGAGCAAGAAAAGATTGTATGGCAGTTGTTGGTCCTCATAGAGCAAATGTTGTCAACATCACAAACACTGAGACTCAGACAACTAATCTGATTAACTATTTCAGCCCATTACAATCCTCTTCCTACGCTGTATTTGATTCCGGTTATAAGTATACCTTTGATCGTTTCAATAACAAGTTCCGTTATATTCCATGCAACCCAGATGTTGCTGGAATGATGGCAAGAACTGCTCTCAACTCCTATCCATGGTTCTCACCAGCAGGTCAGCAGAGAGGTGTTATTAATAACGCTGTTAAACTTGCTTACAACCCATCTAAGACTCAAAGAGATCGTCTCTATCCTAAGAGAATCAACTCCTTCATCACTTCGCCTGGTGCTGGAACATTCCTCTTCGGTGATAAGACTGCACTTGCTTATCAGTCTGCTTTCGACAGAATCAACGTTCGCCGCTTGTTCCTCACAATTGAGCAATCACTTGAGAGAGCAGCACAAGCACAACTCTTCGAACTCAACGACGAGTTAACGAGAGCAAACTTTAGAAACATTGTTGAACCATACCTCCGTGATGTTCAAGCAAAGAGAGGACTGATTGACTTCCTCGTTATCTGTGATGAGTCGAATAACACACCAGATGTTATTGATAATAATGAATTTAGAGCAGACATCTTCCTGAAGCCTGCCAAGTCGATTAACTTCATTACACTTACTTTCGTCGCCACACGTACTGGAGCAAGTTTCCAGGAAGTCGCTGGTAGAGTTTGATCATAATCATAAAATAACGGAGGATTTCTAAAAATGTCAAACTTACGCACGCTCACCTCTTTTAAATCCGCACTTTTGGGTGGGGGAGCAAGACCAAATTTATTCGAAGTTTCAATTCCAACATTCCCAGCAGCAGCATTACAATCTATTCCAAATCAAGAGTGGAATGCTGCTGCTCAAACGGATCTAAACTTCATGTGTAAGGCTGCCCAGTTGCCTGCATCTAATATTGCTTCTATCGATATTCCTTTTAGAGGTCGTACTCTGAAGGTTGCTGGTGATAGAACCATCGAAAACTGGACAATCACAATCCTTAATGATGAAGGATTCACTTTGAGAACTAAATTTGAAATTTGGATGAATGGTATTGCTAAATTGGATGACAATACTGGTGCTACAAGTCCAGCTGCTTATATGGCAGAAGCATACGTCTATCAGTTAGGTAGAGGATATGCTAAGAACAAGCATAGTACATCCAATGGAGGAGCAGGTGATGCTGCTGCTGAACCACCAGTAAAAGTTAAGCCTCTTAGATCTTATACTTTCCATTCCATCTTCCCAGTAAACGTATCTGCGATTGATCTCTCTTACGATTCGAGTGATACAATTGAAGAGTTTACAGTTGAGTTTGCTGTTCAGAGTATTTCTGCTAACGGAGCAACCGGTGAGACAGATCAGAACGGAGTAACAATCAACGGATTCTGATTGACTCTATTTTCTCTCCTAATAAATAGTAGAGATACAGTTTAGAGTTTAATAATGTCCAAATTATTTGGGTTCTCTATTGAGAATACTGAACCACTCTCACCATCAGTAGTCTCCCCCGTCCCTCAGTCAAATGAGGACGGGGTTGACCACTATATGAGTAGTGGTTTTTTTGGTTCCTACGTAGATATTGAAGGCGTATATAAAACTGAATTTGATCTCATCAAGAGATATCGTGAGATGGCGCTTCATCCAGAGTGTGATAGTGCGATTGAAGATATTGTAAACGAGGCAATCGTTTCTGATAGTAACGATACTCCTGTTGAGATTGAACTCTCAAACCTTAATGCTAGCGATGGTATTAAGAAATCTATTAGACAAGAATTTAAGCACATCATAGATTTACTGGATTTTAATAAGAAAGCACATGAAATCTATAGGAATTGGTACATTGATGGTAGACTTTATTATCATAAAATAATCGATCTAAAGAAACCTGAAGATGGTATTCAGGAACTTCGTTATATTGACGCAATGAAAATGCGTTATGTAAGGAAGCAAAAGAAGAATGAAAAGAAAGAACTAAATCGTCTCAATCCATTGAAGCAAGATCCAATGGATTATGATTTCCCAGAATTGGAAGAGTTTTTTATCTATAATCCAAAAGCGGGAATGGGTGGCAACCCAATGCAATCAAGTGCGAGTCAAGGTATTAAAATGACTAAAGACTCAGTAGCTTATTGTACATCTGGTTTAGTAGATAGAAATAAAGGATCAACGCTTTCATATCTTCATAAAGCAATCAAGTCTCTCAATCAACTGAGAATGATTGAGGATAGTCTCGTCATTTATAGACTTTCAAGAGCACCAGAACGTCGTATTTTCTATATTGATGTTGGCAATCTTCCAAAAATTAAAGCAGAACAGTATCTGCGTGACGTTATGATGAGATATCGTAACAAGTTGGTATACGATGCGTCCACAGGAGAGATTCGTGATGACAAAAAGTACATGGCTATGCTTGAGGACTTCTGGTTGCCCAGACGTGAAGGAGGCAGAGGAACTGAAATTTCTACTCTTCCTGGCGGTCAAAACCTGGGAGAAATCACTGACATTGAGTATTTTAAGAAGAAACTTTACAGGTCCCTTAATGTTCCGCCGTCACGTATGGACGGAGAAGGTGGATTTAATCTGGGTAGATCATCTGAAATACTTAGGGATGAACTGAAATTCACAAAGTTCGTGGGTCGTTTAAGAAAGAGATTCTCTGCAATGTTTAATGACATGCTTAGAACTCAATTACTTCTTAAGAATGTTATCACTCCTGAAGATTGGGAATTAATGAGTGAGCATATTCAATATGATTTCCTATATGATAATCATTTCTCCGAATTAAAAGAAGCAGAATTAATGAATGAGAGATTATCTCTTGTTGAAACTGCTCAACCATATGTGGGTAAATACTACTCACAGGACTATGTAAGGCGCAAGATATTGCGTCAAACTGATATGGAAATTCTTGAGCAAGATAAACTTATCGAAGCAGAAATAAAGTCAGGTATTATTCCCGATCCAGCAACAATTGACCCTGCAACTGGTCAACCACTAGATGCAGGGCAAAATCCTGCTTCAATGGACCTTGGAGCACCGGTTATGGAACCTGAGATTGATGCTTCTTCTGCTGAACCAATTGAGATGCCCAAGGGTGGCGAGATATAAATATAAGTAAATTTGTAACATGGGAAACATGGATGAACTTTTAGACATGATGATTACTGATGGATCACCTTCGAAAATATCTGATACAATCAAAGACTTACTTTTTAGTAAAACTAGTGAGAGAGTCTCCTCCCATAGAGAAACGGCTGCTGCTTCTCTCTTTGGTGGCAATCAGGAACAGCCTGATA